CGCTGGCTCATGTCACCGTAGAGCGCGTAGTTGCTGGAGAACCAGACCCCGCCCATGGCCTCAAAGAACTGGCGGATCTGGAAGTAGGGGACCCCCATCTTGATGCCGAGCGCCTTGGCCTCCGCTGAGCGGGCCACCACACAGCCGTCGTTGTTGGAGAGCACCACTATGGGCCGTCCCTTCAAGTCAGGCCGAAACAGCCGCTCGCAGGAGGCATAGAAGTTGTTCACATCGACCAGGGCAACAGCACTGTGTTTGTTCATGGGGTTGGCATCAGGTGCACGACACCGGTCACCACTCCGAAGATTTCCAGCTCCTGTCCCTCACTGAAATGGATGGGCCGATATGCCCGGTTGCCAGGCAGTAGCGCTATCGAGGGCTCAAGCTGCAGCTCCTTCACCGTGAATTCGCCATCGACCGCGGCGACCACCACGCTGCCATGGCGCGCCTTGCGGCTGCGGTCCACTATCAGCAGGTCACCATCACGGATCCCGTGATCCACCATGCTGTCACCGGCCGCCCGAACGAAGTAGGTTGCCGCCGGGTGCGCGATGCAGAGCTGGTTCAGGTCGATGGTTTGCTCCACGTAGTCCTGGGCGGGGGACGGGAAGCCACAGGCTGCGGGGGATAGGAACAGGGGAATTTCCAACGCCGGGGCGTCAAGGTCGGGAACTGCGTACATGTTTGGAACTCTATTGTGCTGTATATAAATACAGTATAGCTATGCTCATGATGAAGATCACCGTGCAGCGATTGGCTCTGGATTGCTTGTACTCATTTGAATAAACGCCACGAGAGCGGCAGAATGCTACACAGACTCAAAAAGATGGTGGAAGTTGCATGCTTATGTATCAGGCTTGGGAAGTTTGGGGGAAAAAGGGCTTAGTGATTGCCGGCGTGCTGGTTCTGGCGGGGGTCGTTTATCGTGTAGGTCTATACCACCCTATCTTGGATTTTATGTGGAAAACCGATAACTCAATGCTCTGCGTGACTAGTGCAGAACAAGGATTTGCCCCTAATCAAAACATCAAATATTGCAGCAAACTGTTCACGGAAAGGCAGATTGTGAGAGATGCGATTGATCCTGATTTTTATGGGTATGCGCCAGGTGCAAAGGTTCAAACTGGCAAACATACATTTCGAAAATTGTACCAAGCGCTTACTGAGCAAAATCATCAGTTCAGGGCTCAAATCCCAAATTTTGACATATGGTGGAATGAGCTTCCTATCGCAACAAAGCTGAACAGGGGGTCATGATGAGCTACAACCTCTGTTCATTATCTAAAGACGATCAGGAAAAAGTTGAAGTAGAGAAGGCCGCCGCCTATGCGGTGTGGAAGGAGCGGAACCCAGAAATCAAGATTCCAGCCGAGAGCGGGGCTGGAAACTACAAGGGGGAGATGCAAACCTACTTCCTGCAGCAAGTAGATCGGTACCGGAAGGTCAGGTAAGACTAATTATTAATATCGGTTTTAAATTTAATATTTTCCCGCTTGGCTGATTTATGTAGCATTTTATACTTTTAAAAAAATATGGTGAATTATTTAATATTATTTTCAATGCATGAGAAACAAGAATATTGACAATAATAGGCTCATAACACACTGTAGCAGTGCGCAACTATTGTGCTGTGATAATTACTGTGAGGTTTTTATGAGCGACTTCGGTTCTATTGGAATAGTTCCCGTTGATTCAACGGATGGAAGAAAAGTTTTAGGATATGTTGTTCTGGTTGATGGAGAACAGATTGGCCCAGTATACTACTCCTTAGCAGATGCAGTGACGGCTCTTATAAATATTGCCATCGAGTTAGGGCTCACTGATAGAGATTTGCGGAAGATTAACAAATACGTAAATGATATTGTTAATGAAAAAGAGAGGAAAAATGAGCGAGTTAATCAAAGTTCTATTGAACCAACGTAGTTTGCGTGCGGCATTACGTGAACTAACTTTTGAACAGCTGGCCGAGGCCAAAGAGAAGCTGGATGTGGTTTTTAAGGAACGTGAAGACGCTGAGCTCAAAGTAATGCAAGAGCAGGAAGAGCGCCAGGCTAAATTGGCCGAGTTCCAAGCAATGCTGGAGCAAGCAGGTATTGATCCGAACGAGCTACTGGGTGCAGGTGAGGGTAAAAGCGCCAAGGGGACTGCTGCTAAGCGGACTCGCGCTCCACGCCCTGCCAAGTACAAATACACCGAAGATGGTGTAGAGAAAACCTGGACTGGTCAGGGTCGCATGCCAAAGGCGATTGCTCACGCGGTAGAGAACGGTACCGCTCTTGAAAGCTTCCTGATCTAAGCCGCTAGGAAGTTGAAAAGCCAAGGAGTGCTCCTTGGCTTTTTTCGGGGTAATTGAGCTGATATTAGAGATGTTATTTCCGGATGAACTTTGGTTACACTGTTGCTTCATCAATGAGCAGATTGTTTATGAAGAAGTTGGCTATGCTTTTGGCGGTGATGTTCGTGGCATATTGGTTGCTGCTAGCCCATGTATCATGGGACATCTTTGACAAGACTCCATCTGTCAGTGTGGTGTCAAAAGATGGCAAGTACACAGTGTTCTTAAAAGCAGTATATCCATTAAATCCAATTGGCATATATTGTCAGCTCACTACCGAGTCGCCAATATTTTTTGAATTGTATGATGCCAAGGGCGCTTATGTAGGCCAATCATCCCCCTTTGTATGCTATGGGGAATGGCGAGATGTTCCATATCGATTCCCTGGGGAAGAATTTACCTCCGATGTTGATAGCTTCGTTATTTTTGATGACGAATATAATGGTGAGTTGAACATAAGCACCAAGCACAAAAAGTGGTGGAGCATGATCCTGTCTCCATTGCATTCAAGGGGAGGAGTTGCTAGTGGGCTCGGTGTATGAAAACTAAAATAAAGGATTTTTTGAGGGGGCTGTTGTGGCGTAGCCAGACGTCACATCCTCCTCAGATACGGGACGTATTTAGAGGCTCTGGGTTCACCATAGCTCTAGACCAATCATACAGTCGATACCCCAAACCATTGCCAGCAGATCCGGAGACTGAAGCTTACATCATTCGGTTTCTGGTATCAGAGGATGACAGAGACACCCTGATGCAATTGCTTGCTGGTTTAAGCTATGAGGTCCTTCCTGAGTTACCGACTCAGGTAGTGAGGTGCTCTGCGGATGAGACCGGTCGAAAGTTGATGTTGTTTCTACATACTTCTTTCTCTGGAACGGTTGTTTCGATTGCAAGTGATGACCTAGATGTACTGGAGCTACTGCAAACAACAAAGCTATATCCGCCTCTTCCTGGTGACTCCTTCCCCTGGATACATCCTGAAGTAATGGGGGCTCTACAAGGGGACATCGAATACTGGTGGGATCAATTTTGGTTACCATTTTGGGGCTCGTTGAGCCAAGACGAGCAATCTGCCTTGGACCTGGAACCTGAGTGGCGAGAGTTCATTGTTAACCACCAACCGACGTTGGTTACAGAATCTTCTGGTTGAATACTCATCAACTCAGCGTTAGCATCTCCCAATGATGGCCAGAGTCCCCCGGGACCCTGGCCTTTTCTATTTCTGGCCCGCCTCGTGCGGGCTTTGTCGTTTCTGGAGGAACGATAAATGGGAAAAGAAGAGGGGATAGCGACCGCCGCAACCGCCGCGGTAAAAAGTGCTCCACCGGTTGTCGTGTCAGGAATGACGTTGGCCGGCTACTCGCTCAACGATTGGGTGCTAGCCGCTACCTTGCTGTGGATAGCGGTTCAGATGGGCTGGTTTATATGGTCGAACATCATCAAGCCCCGGCGCCAGCGGGGAGGCGCAAAATGAACAAGGTCCGCATTGCAATCGCGGCCCTCACGCTAAGTGCTGCGGGCTTTGTGGGGATCCTGAATCGGGAGGGGTTTGAGCCGACGGCTTACCCCGACCCGGTACACGGTGCCAGGCTTCCCACAATCGGCTTTGGGAGCACCGAAGGGGTCAAGATGGGTGACACCATCACGCCCGTCGCCGCGGTGAACAGAAGCCTTCGGGAGGTGCGGATATTCGAGGATGCCCTCAAGGCCTGCATCAAGGTGCCTCTCCACCAGTATGAGTTCGATGCCTATGTCGAGCTCTCCCACAACATCGGCCCTGGGGCCTTTTGCCGTTCCACCATCGTGAAGCGCCTGAACGCCGGCGACTATCCCGGGGCCTGCGAGGCGATCCTGCTGTTCAAGCGGGCTGGCAATCAAGACTGTTCGGCGCCGGGGAACCGGGTGTGCCCCGGGCTTTGGAAAGATCGACTGCGCCTCAATGCGAAGTGCAAGGGGGAGTGATGGTTACGATACCCAAAAGCTGGATGTTGCCGTTCCTGGCTGGCTCATTGGTGATCGCCGCTCTGGCCGGTGGTGGAGTGGCTCTCTACTGGTCCGGTCATGCTGATGGGCAGGAGGGAGAGCGCAAGACCTGGCAGGCGAGGTGGAATGAAGAGGCCGCCCGCCTCGCCACTGCCAGGACCAAGGCCGAGCAGGAAGCCAGGGAAGAGGAACAGCGCCGGCAGGCTGAAATCGACGAGGTAAGAGACCATGCACAAGAACAACTCGCCCAAGCACAAGCTGATGCCGCTGCTGCTGGCATTGAGTCTGGCCGGTTGCGCGAACAAGCCCGCCGCCTGGCAGCCAGAGCAAGTCAGTGCGCCAGCAATCCCGGCACTGCCCAAAGAGGCTCGGCAACCGAACAACCTGCCATGGTGCTCGCCGACTTGCTCAGCCGGGCTGATGAAAGAGCGGGTGAGCTGGCAGCAGCATATGACAGTGCTCGAGCATCAGGACTAGCCTGCGAGAGAGCTTATGATGCGCTTCTACCCCCCACACAATCTCACCAGTAACGCAGGGGTGTCTGTTTCTAGGACGCGAGATGGCTCAACGTATCGACTGGAAATCTTTGCAGGCGGACTTTGCGCAGGCACACGGAGAAACAGGCATTAGCGTAAAGGATTGGTGCGAGCAAAATGGCCTCAACTACCAATCCGCTAGGCGTTATATCAAGCCTCGTACTGCGCAGTCTGAGGAGCAAACTGCGCAGTCCAAACTGCGCAGTGCGCAAAGAAATGCGCAGTCAGAAGTGCGCAATCGGCAAAGTGCGCAGACTAAGGGAAATGAAGGCAAGGCCAATGAGATTAGGGGAGAGGGAAGAGTGGAAAGGTCATCCTCATCCACACAAACCCCTTACGACTCAGGTCAAAACCCGAAAAGAAAATCGGTACGCCAGCCAGATGGCCGCTTTGGCATGGGTAATCGTGAGTCTGTCGGTAGCCCCGGCAACCCTAACCCTGTCGCAAAGTGGAAGCTAGGCGACAGGCCCGCACTGACCCACGGTGGCTATGCCAAGTTCCTCGACTCTCAAGAGTTGTTCGACGAAGCCCGCGATCTGCGGTTGCGCGATGAGCTGGACTTTACCCGGGCTCGCGTCATCTCCGTCACCAAGCTGCTCAAGGGGCTGCAGCAGGACCTGGTCACAGCCACCGAGGTGACGGACCGGATCGCGCTGTATGACAAGATCCTGAAAGCCGAACAGGCCCTCGACCGCAATATTCAACGTATCGAGTCCATTGAGCGCACCTTGAGCGCCCTGATGGTTGATACCGTTAACGTACCAAAAATTGAAGAGGACACCCGTCGCATCCGGGCCGCTACCCGCAAGCTGACCGCGGAGGCTGACTTGCTAGAGAAGGATGGTGGTAGTGAGGCCACGCCGGTCAGCGAGATAGTGTCAGAGCTGCAAGGGATGGGGACCGGGGAGCTGATGTCGTGATAGGATCAACTTTAAACGGAATGGATGCGGAGACTCACGTGAGTACCATTGCTGAGATGGAAGAAATATATAGAAAAAGACTAATGATGACCGCTACTGGGATATTTATTTTTGTGATCGCAGGTGGCTCGTTAAGTTCTGTAGCTCCAACAGGGGATTCGACGGAAATAACTTTGTTTGGTGTGAAGCTTCTATTTAAGGATGCAATGTATTTAGAATGGGCGGCAGTTATTGTTATGCTGTACTATACCGTTAGACATAGACAGTTTTCAGTTGATGAAAGAAGGGCTTTTAAAAAGCGTATTTATTCTGAATGTGAATTGAGTGATTCACTTGTGGCTCGTGTAAATAAAGTGATGCCCCAGCTTTACTGTAACGGCGAAATGGATGATTTTAAACCAGTGACATACACGAAAAGTATGTCGTCATACCTTCGAGAAAGCATGATTGAAGAGGCTTACCCAATAAGTGTATGCATTAGATCTCCCATCAGCATATATGTAGGCATTGATGCATATAACGTGTATTCAGGTAAAGTTGATGGTAGTAAATTATATGAATTAAATGGTTTTCGTGAGCACTTTAGCTTCTACATATCCTATGCTCGCTCATATATTAAATGCGGTTTTGAATACCCTGATTTCTGTCATGCTCATTTGCCAACAGTGTTATCCGTTACAAGTTTTATGGGTTATTTGGCAAGAAATCTTAGCTAAAATATCTAGGTTCAATGAACCCGCTTCGGCGGGTTTTTTATTGTCTGAGGTCCCCCATGACCGAACTCGATATCTCCGCCATGACTGAGCAGGAGCAGCTTGCGTACATCCGCGCGAAGCTCAGCGATAAGTGGTGGCGGATGAATAACCTTTACAAGGTGGAGAATGAGCAAGGTGAGCTAGTGCAATTCAAGCTGCGCCCGGCACAGGAGTTGCTGTTCCGGACCATGTGGTACCTGAACATCGTTCTCAAGGCACGTCAGCTGGGGCTCTCCACCGCCATCGATATCTATCTGCTCGACGAGGCGTTGTTCAATAAGAATCTGAAGTGCGGGATCATCGCCCATGATCTAACTGCCGCCGGTGAGATTTACCGCACCAAGATTGAAGTCCCGTTCGATAACTTACCCAAGTGGCTTAAGGCTTGCTTCCCGATAGCCTCTCGCCGCGGTGGTGCCAATGGCGGTTACATCCTGTTCCGCCATGGCTCCAGCATCCAGGTGGCCACTTCCTTTCGCTCCGGTACCGTCCAGCGTCTGCATGTCTCCGAGCACGGGAAGATCTGCGCCAAGTACCCCGAGAAGGCCAAAGAGGTGCGCACAGGTACCCTGCAGGCGATCCACCCGGGAGCAGTTGCCTTCATCGAATCAACAGCGGAAGGCGTGGGCGGCGACTTCCACGCCATGAGCATGAAGTCGCTCGAGCTGGCCAAGAGTTGTGGTGAGCTGACCCAGCAAGACTGGAAGTTCCACTTCTTCGCCTGGTGGCAAGATCCCAAGTACTGTTCCGATGTCCCCGCCAGTGGCGTGACCATGAGCAAAGACCAGGCCGAATACTTCGACGCGGTGGAGTTGGCCATGGACTGCACCATCACCGACGAACAGCGTCAGTGGTATGTGCTCAAAGAGGCAACCTTGGGCGATGAAATGAAGCAGGAGTTCCCCAGCACGCCGCTTGAAGCCTTCCTCACCTCCGGCCGCCGAGTGTTCGCCCCAACCATGACCATGCGCGCCGAGGGAGACTGCCGGCCTCCTGAACTGGTCTACGACATGGATCCCGTCACCGGCAAGCGTGAGCGGGTGAATGGCCCTGAGACGCTGGATGAGCGGGGCCAGCGCAGCCTAGCGAATCTGCTGCTGGTATGGGAGCTCCCCGATCCGGAGGAGGACTACGCGATCGGCGTGGACATCTCCGAGGGGCTAGAGCATGGCGACCGAAGCTCCTTTGACGTGGTGAAGCGCAGCAACGGCGAACAGGTAGCGCACTGGTTCGGGCATCTGGACCCAGGCCTACTGGCGCAACTGGTCGCTCATGTGGGGCGCTGGTATGGCTCCGAGGAATATGGCCCTGCCTTCGTCGGCCCTGAGCGCAACAACCACGGCCACGCCCTCCTGCTGCGCCTGCGCGACATCTATCCCACTCGGCGTATCTACAGCCAGGAGTACATCGACCGGGAAAGTGACGACGAGACAGACCGCTTGGGTTGGCTGACGACGGCCCAGAGCAAGCCCATTGTCGTGGATGGGCTCAAGACCTTGCTGCGGGCCGGCCAGTCCGGGATCCGCTGGATCGGTACCGTCCACGAGGCGTCCAGCTATGTCTATGACAAGAAGGGCCGGATGAACGCCCAAGATGGCTGTTTCGATGACCAGTTGATGAGCTACATGATTTCCCAAGAGATGCGAGCTCGTATGCCGGCCCGCATCGTCCGCGACAACACACCCCGCCAACAAAAGCACTGGATGGCCCACTGATGAACGACACC